TTATAAAATCTTAAGGTTTTCTGAGAAGACTTTAACAACTTCCTCTTGCATATCATCTAAAACATGGGAATAGGTATCTAATGTTATATTGATTTTAGAATGACCTAAACGTTCAGAAACAATTTTTGTATGAACCCCCATTTTTAGAAGCAAAGTAGCATGGGTATGACGTAAAGCATGAAATTTAATTTTAGGAACGCCAGACATTTTAATATAAGAATTGAATCTAGCATTTAGTTTTGTCGGGCGAAAAAGAGTGCCATCAGGACGACAAAAGATAACACTTTCATCATTCTTATAAGCTGATCCGTAATGCAATTTCATTTTTTTATTTTGTGTGAGTTGTTTATTTAAAATATCTAACGTTTGATCATCAAGAGCTATTCTTCGTCTTGATCCAGATGTTTTTACATCTCCTAAATATATATTTCCTTTTACTTCACCTACACTTCTTACTACACTAATTTTCTTATTCACAAAATCTATATCTTGCTCACGAAGGCCTAAGATTTCACCTTTACGCATGCCTGTTAAAGCAGCCATAGCAAATATTCCATAGTAAAAAGAATTTCTCTTTTTTGCGAAATTAAGAAACGTTTGAAGCTCTTCAAACGACCACGTTTTCACCTCTGTTTTTTTCTCCTTTATTCTTTCTACATGAATAAAAGGATTTTTATAAATGTACTCATACTTTACAGCTCTATTTAGAATAGATACAGTTAAGGTGAAAACGGTATTAACTGTAGAAGGAGCTAAGTGTTCTGAAAGATGTTCCATAAAAGCTTGCCCATGAGAGATTTTTAACTGCCTTATTTTTAAGTGTCCTAGAAAAGGAATAATCCAGTTTTGACATCTTAATTCTTCAGCCGCATAAGTAGTAGGGCTTAAACGACTCTTCCTTGCTTCTAACCATTCACCTACAAAATCTTTCACTGTCATCTTCTTTGGATCAACATAAATGCCTTTTTGAAATTCACTCATAAATTCATTGTAGGCCTTTTCTGCATCTTTCTTCGTAGCAAAGCCACGCTTTGTTTTTTGTTTTCTTTTTCCCGTGGTGGGGTCAATACCTAGTTCAGAGGTAAAAGACCATGTGTAACCTGATTTAGCTTTTTTGGATTTTACTTTTCTAAAATAAGCCATTGAAAGTTCCTCCTTTAAAAACTTACGTCTATGATTATTTGGTAGAAAAGCTTTAGGGAAGACTTTATTTAGTTAAGAATTTATGTAGGGAAGGTAAGGATGTTCTATAATTCTATTATAATTTTTCTTCTCTGAAATAAAATAAAAAAGCTCGCTTAGGCGAGCTTTCTTAGTAGAATCTTTCTTATTGTAAATTAATAACTTCTGTTTGTGTGCCAAATGCACCTGTTTGTACTTGAAGCTGTAAATCAGAAGCTTCTACTGTTTCAGGAGAAAGATCAAATACTACTTTTCCTCCCATTTCAAGGTCTGGATTTAGCTGCTCTAAGAAGAAGCTATTTTTAATGTTTCCATCTTCCCCTTGGTTAGCAGACATACTTGCTGCCGAGTCAGCGTCAAATGTTTTATCACCATGTTTTAATTTAAAGAAACTAGAATCAACAGTTACAGCTTTATCACCATTATTTTTAACTTTTAAATCAACGACTAAAAATTTTCCTTTTGCTTCTGTTGGTAAAACAGCAGGTCCAACTTGTGAAGTAATTTCTTTACCGTTTACAGTGTAAACCATATCGCCAACTTCCACTGTGTCACCAACTCCATAAGACTTCTTACTTTCATCTTTAGTAGTTTGTTTATTGCTACTTGTGGAACTTGCTTTGTCGCTACTGTCGTTTCCTCCCATAGCTACACCGATAATGATAATTAAGACAATAAGTGCAATGAATCCTAAACAACCCATCTTAAAAAATTTCTTCATAAATCTAACTCCTTCCATAAAAACTATATATGTAAAGGGATAGCCCTTCACTCCTAAAATATATTAAAGAAAAACTTATTCTACTATTTTTATAACAGTAAAATAGTCTTGATTATTAGATACCTAGTCCTTTGTCTTTTATATTCTCTACTAAATTAACAACAATTTAAGGGAGGACAGGGTACAAAGTTATGTATGAAAAAATATAAATGGAAAATTGGGTAATTTAGTTCATTAAAAAAGACTCAGTTAAAAATTATAACAGACTGAAACGTATGGTTAAAGAGGTTTATTTTTCCATGTGCGAAAACAGACAGGTAGTATGTTTTATTTTTTAATACACTATATTCTTTTATTCTAAGTCAATGTAATCCATAGAATAGGAGATAATTAACTCGCTATCACTAAGCCCATAAGCTTGTTATTTATTTCAGTCTGTTAAAAATATTAAATTCAATTAAAGGCCAGAAAGGGATGGTATTAACTTAGTGAATATGTAATTTCTTTTATAGGGTTTTCGCCCCAATAATGAAGAAATTCGTTCCTTACACACATCGATAGGAACTTCAAATAACTCTGCTGTATGAGCAACATCATCTTCCTTTATGTAGTGAACCATATGATATGGAAGCATGGCATATTTTATAAAATTTTTCGCTTCCCATTCTTGTAATTCTTTGAACGAGGGAGGAATTCGATCTTGCTCTCCTGCATGACGGATGATATGACACAGTTCGTGGAAAAAGAGTAGCTTGAACTGCATCGTTGGAAGCCCAGTATCTAGAAACATGAAATGGTGGTTCTTTCGTTTGATACTGAAAGAAGCGTATGGGTAGTGGAAAATCTCGATTCCAAATCTCTCTGCAATATTAGAGACCGTTAAATCGCTTGGTTTTAAAATATCTCGTTTAATATACTCTTTAGAGATTTGCTCCTCCATATGAGAAGGGACGTAAGAATGATTCATAGAATAAAACCTCCTTGCAAATGTGATAAGACAAAAATAAAGAAAAACTTATCTTCATTTTTCTTCTTAACCCCTGAGTAAATGATTAAAAGGGACATTTTAAATTTTTATGTATAAGAGGCTAGAAAGCCTGTAATAACAGCATTTTTATGTTCAAAAAGAAAATACTTTCCAATGATGAAGAACTGAACCGCGAATGAACAGGTAATGAACGGACGATTCTTGTGTCCCTTGTGGCTCTAAGGGTGAATAGCTTGTGTTTTTTAACAGTAAGGAACGGGTGCTGAACCACGAATGAACAAGTAATGAACTTATATTAATAACGGCATTAATAACGTCAATAACATATAAAGAATAAGAAGAAGAGACATCCATAAAAAAACGAGTGGAGAAAGGCAACATCCACTCGAAATCTTACTCATTATTTTTGTTGCCTTGTCGTTCTTTTTTCCACAGGTGGTATTCAATACGTTCTAAAGCTTGTTTTTTTACATCCTCAATTTCTTCTTTGGACAATTTATCAATTCCATGGAAGTGTAATTCATCAAAACGGATAGATTCTTCAGGTCTATATTCATTGCCTGTTAGAAGGTAATCGATAGAGACATCAAAATACTTAGCGATCTTTTGAAGTGTCTCATAGTCAGGCTGTCTTTTACCTTGTTCATAGGCAGTATAAGCTGGTCTAGTAATCCCTAAGAAATCAGCAACCCTTTGTTGTGTAACGTTTCTTTTTTTTCTCAAGGAAGTCAATCTTACTGAAAACATTCAGCTCAACTCCTTTCTCTACTAGCTATTTTAATGTAACAGTTAGTTACTTTAAATGCAACGTAACAAAATGACACTTTTTTTTATAAAAATGCATTGACATAGTAACGAAGTGATACTATTATGATAGTAACGAATCGTTACTAAATGGTTTAACAAAGGAGGGTGAGAGATGCGGGATTGGTTAAAAGATATACGCATGGAGAAGGATTTAACTCAATCAAAAGTAGCTGAGAAGGCAAATATTGAACGTGCATATTATACAATGATTGAATTAGGTGCTAGGAAACCAAGTGTTACCGTAGCCAAATCTATTGCAAGAGTATTAAATTTTAATTGGACACTTTTTTTTGAAGAAAAAAGTAACGAAACGTTACGTAAAACAAACTCTGCATGAGAGATAGAAGTTAAATATCAAGGAGGTTTTGTCTATGTCCTTACAAGAATTTTTGAAAGCTACATTCATTACCGTCCCAGCATTTTATTTTTCCATAGGATTAATCATTCATGTATGTCTCGAAGAAATAGAGAACTTTAAGAAATGGCGAAAAAGAGGTGCTATGAAATGAATGTCATTAAAGTAGAAGTCGATATGGATCAAATTCGTCAAGCTATTCGTGAGGAAGTGGCAAAAGCCGCGGAAGAGTTCCAAGCGAAACATCAATATCCACCTTTACTCACAATGAAGCAACTTCAAGATTTTTTAAATATCAAAGTGACGAAGGCATACGAGCTTATTAAACGACAAGACTTTCCAGTTACTCGCGAGATGGGACGTCCAATGGTTCCGACTCACATGTTGTTGAAATGGATTGAACGAAATACACAATGGGTGAATGAGAACACGGAGTATTTTAATTCAAGAGCAATATAATAGTTTGCTAGTTTAGGATAGCAGGTCAACTCGCCATAGCAATAGGGAGTATGTATGGCTGGTGTTTAAAAAATAAAATCGAATATGACAAGGAGAGAACTTATGAGAGTAAAAGCAAGTCTCGGAGATGCTTTGAAGGAGAAAGGAAAGAGTCAAACCGCATTTGCAAAGGAGGTGGGTTATGACCAATCAACCATCTCAAAATGGGTTACTGGGAATCGAACCATCACCAAAGAGGCAAAGCCAATTCTGGCAAGAGCAGTAGATAGCTTTAAGTATTATACAACACTTATTAAGGAAACGACGGGGATTGGGTTTGCTCCTTACATGGATGGCAAGAAAATCAAACGGGATGTTGCTTCATTAAGGGTTCTCGTTGAGCAGGAACAGCGAGATACCATGGAATTTTGGGATAAAGACTTTTGGTATGTGCCAGCGGATTCCGCCAACGAACGAGAGATTCAAGAAGCAAGACGGTTTGTACAGGAATACTCAGAAAAGCTAGCCATTGAGTTTAACTTGTTAGGTGCATTTTGTGAACAGTATCGTTTCTCGTTAAAAGAAGTAGACCAGAAAAGGGATTTAGCTTTTAAAACAAGGGGGTTCGTAAAGTGAAGTATACTGACCGGATGGAACGCATTTATCAAACGGTGAAACGTTTAGAGGTTACAACAGAGGATTTAGTATTACTCACAGATTCTAAAATGGATGAATTACAGGATAAAGCGTTTGATGCTTTGTATCTTGTTCAACATCTAAAGAAATTGAGTAAACCTAATCGAGTACATGAATTAGCTCTTACGTTACAGGAACAGGGATACGATGTTGATATTGTACCTCATTACTCGTTAAAACAAAAAAGAGCAGAAAAGTTGTAGAAAGGAGAGCGAAGGAATATGGAACACCCAACTATTACTCAATTGAACCGAAACGGATATTTAAACATGATGGCACAACCTGAACATGCAGGAATTGATTACTTTGGAACAGAGTTATTTCCGGGAGATGATATTGTAGAAGATCCAGCAACAGGAGATGTGGTACTAAAAGAAGATTTAGAGAAGTATTTAGAGGTTGTTTATGATTTTAAATTTTCCCAAGCAGAATAGAAAAGAGCCCGTAGCGGACACTACGTGCTCTAAGGTCTATGCATTCCTGGTTGACCTTATATTACCGCATAGACCTCTCAAAATCAAGGAGGTTGCTCATGGAGTTAAAGATTTTAGTTTCTACTCAAAATATGAGTTACGAAGAGTGGAAAGGGATGAGAAGAAAGGGGATTGGTGGTTCAGATGCAGCTGCTATTGCGGGACTAAGTAAGTGGAAATCACCTGTTGCAGTTTACCTAGAGAAAATTGGACAAGCTCCAGAGGAAGAAGTCAACAGTGAGGCGGCTTACTTCGGAACGCAACTCGAAGACTTTGTGGCAAAAGAGTTTTCGAAACGGACAGGATTTAAAGTAAGACGGAAAAATGCGATGCTTCAACATCCTGACTATCCTTTTATTCTCGCAAATGTAGACCGCTTAATTGTCGGAAAGAAGGCAGGACTAGAGTGTAAGATTGCTTCCGAATATTTGAAGCAAGAATGGGAAGATGAAGAAGTTCCCATTCAATATCTCATTCAATGTCAGCATTACATGGCTGTAACAGGATATCAAGCTTGGTGGATAGCCGTACTGATCGGTGGAAACAAGTTTGTTTATAAAAAGATTGAGCGAGATCAAGAGCTGATTAAGCAATTAATCGAAATTGAGACCGACTTTTGGAACAACCATGTGGTGTTAAAAGAGCCACCATTATTTGATGGCTCTCAAGCTTCCACTGATTTACTGAGTCATATGTATCCAGAAGGAATCGACGAGGAAATCGAGCTGCCTGAATCAGTTAATCGTTTGTTAGAAGATTATCAATCTGCTAAACAAGCAAAAGCGGAAGCTATAAGCAAAGTGAAAAAAATCGAAAATCAAATAAAAGCCCTGCTCGGTGAATATGAACGTGGCGTGACCAAGGAGCATGTGGTTACATGGCGCAACGTTCAAACCAACCGTTTTGATAAAAGAGCGTTTGAGAAAGACTATCCAGAGTTATTAAAGAAATACACTAAAATCGATTCATACCGTAGATTCAGTTTTAAGTAAGGGGGATTTATAAATGGCAACGAATCAATCTGTAAAAAGTCAATTAGCCAAGAAGAACAATAGTATGGCGAAACAACCGAATAGTTTTCAAGGACAACTTAGCGATATGTTCAAAGACCAGTTTAAAGCGATTAAATCCATTGCTCCTAAGCACGTGACACCTGAACGGCTTGTACGTATCGGATTGAACGCTGTTAGTCGTAACCCCAAGTTAATGGAATGCACACCCGAAACAATTGTAGGAGCGGTTGTAAATTGTTCGATTCTGGGAGTTGAACCAAACCTTCTTGGTCATGCGTATATTGTACCTTTCAAGAATAACAAGACCAATCGCATGGAAGCCCAATTTCAATTAGGGTATCGAGGGCTCATCGATTTAGCGAGACGAACAGGTGAAATTACCAGCGTTTATGCGCATGAAGTTTATGAGGGAGACGAGTTCGAATACAGTTACGGTCTAGAAAAAGATTTAAAACATAAGCCAACGGGTGAAGAAGATGGAGATAAAATCACTCATTTCTATGCCGTGTACAAGCTGAAAGATGGAGCGTATGACTTTATTGTGATGAGTCGAAAACAAGTAGAGCGTCACCGAGATCGTTTTACCAAAAGTAAAAAGAACGGAACCGTATTCGGCCCATGGAAAGACCACTTCACAGAGATGGCAAAGAAAACGGTTTTGATTAAATTGCTGAAAACAGCGCCTATCTCCATTGAGCAACAGGAAGCGAGAACGGTAATGGAAGGGCTAAACCAGGATAACTCGGTCAGCAAGGTTAAAGAAGGACAGTTTGGAGATGCTTTCATTGATGCCGAGTATCAAGTGGAAGATGAACAGTTCGAAGAGGAAACGAAGCCTTCTAAGCCAGAGAAACCAAGTGTATTTGATGGCGTTGAAATTCAAGACGAGGAGTTGCCATTTAAGTAATGGAATACAAGATATCCTTTCCTCATTGTTACAAGTGGATGTCTTCCAATACAGAACAATATGAGCAGTACATCAAAGAGTTTTTATCAAAATACCATCCAGACTATGAACTTGTAAGGATAGAAAAATATCACGCTGTATGTAGGAAGAAATGATGGAAGGAGATGCGGGGCATGAACAATTTCACAACGGGGTACGTCATCAAGCCCCGTCTATCTTTCTCAAACCGATTTGATAAAGCTTTATATGGACTATTTGTTGATGAGGCGAATTTTGCTACAACCGACTATTGTGAGCGAGGACAGCAACGTTATGTCATTAAGGAGTTAGCCAAGGACTTAAGAGTTACAGTCAATGTGATAAGCAACTCGATTAAGCGATTAGAACAGCAAGGACTCATTCAAAAAGAGACCTTGAAACAAAATAAAGGTATTTTAATTACGGTCAATCGTTATGACGACTATCAAAAGCTAACAACATATCAAAAACCAAAAGAAGTTCAATCAAAAACAGAGCAAGTAGAATCCTGTTCTAAACGAACAAGTGCTCATGAGTTCTACCAGCAACAAATCGGGATTCTAGCCCCGATGATTGCTGAACATATTACTAAGTGGGTTAGTGACTTTAATGGGAACCATGAGGTCATCATTGCGGCTATGAAGATAGCCGTAGAACGAAATATTCGAAACTGGAAGTATATTGAGCGGGTTCTAATAGATTGGTACGCCCAAAATGTTCAAACGATAGAAGACGTTCAGGCTCTAGAGAAGAAAAGAAGGAGGGAACAACGGAATGCTTCAAGCCAACAAACGGTTCAAAAGTATGGAAGAAGTGCTCCACGATCTTCGCCAAAAGACAAACGAACGACAAGCGAATTCTATAAACCAACCCCAGACCGGAACGACATTGACCTCGACATCGGAGACCTCTTATGAATGTGCGATATGTAAGGATACAGGTTTTGTGTGGGAGAAAGTAAAGACTGGATTGTTTTATAAAAACGTAGAGCAAGTTGTGGAACAAGCGAGACGGTGTGAGTGCTATAAGAGAAAGAATATTATGCGTTTGTTTCGTAACTCTCACATCACAGAGGAGTTTAGAAAATTAGGGTTCAATAACTTCACCATAGAAGGGAAGCCTGCACCGATTCAGGATGCGTTTAAGAAAGCCGTACTGTATTTTAAATCCTTTCACCGACTGAGGGAAGACCGAACAAACAGTATTGCATTACTAGGAAACCCAGGTGCGGGGAAGACTCATCTGTTAAGTGCGGTTGCTAATAACCTTATGAAATCACAAATACCGGTTTTGTATTTTCCGTATCGTGAAGGATTTGATGAGTTAAAGGATAGATTAGAAGACCTAGAGAGTAAGGTCGAGCGAATGAAAGACATAGATGTACTGTTTATTGATGACTTGTTTAAGCGAAGTGCAACAGAGTTTGAAATTAAGACGCTTTATTCCGTCATTAACTATCGGTACCTTAATCATAAACCTATCCTCATTTCATCGGAATGCTTAGTTGATGACTTGCTAGATATTGATGAAGCGTTGGGATCACGAATTTATCAAATGTGTAAGCAGTATCTAGTTGAGATTGTTGGAGATCGCCGTCAATTGAATCACCGTTTAGCATGAAGGAGGAATTTAGGATGTGTCAACTATGTAGGGGAGTAGGAGTGGTTCATCATAATCATGGAGGCATATATGAAACAACCACTTGTCCTGACTGTGATAGTCAGGGAGTGAATGATAAACATTATCTAAACATTGATTTGTATCTGCAACGGCAGCGGTTAAAGAAAATCATGGAACAATGGGAGCAACAGGATGTGAGGAAATGCAGTTAAAAGGAGCGGTTGAACAACGAAAAGAACAATTAATCCAACAGCTTATTTTTGACAAAGGATATATCAAGGAAGAGTACAACGAACAGCTATATGAGCTAACTTTGTCGGAGTTAGAAGCTTTGTATGTGAAGTATGCAAGAGAAAAATTCTCTATTAGTTACGAGGTAAAGAAATAAAAAAAGACCAGGATTCCTCCTAGTCTGTTGGCTACTATTATTATACCATAGGAGGAATCTTTGATGAAATTACAAGAACTTAAAATAGATGTGAATACCATGAAATTAGAAGTGGATGTGACGAAGCCAAGGGGAAGCTTTGCGGTGGTTGTATGTGATGGGAAAGCAAAGTTAACAGAGTTGCCTCAACATGGAGAAACGAAGATTATTACGCATCAAGGTAGGGTGAAGCGCGTTAAGTTTGATGAAGGGGAGGAGTTTTGAAAGACAAGGTTTTTATGCACTCTTCCTATGTTGAAGTAGGGAGAAAAGCTTTCTATATCAATAATGTATACGAACTTGCATAATGAAGTAAAAAGGGAAGGCAAAGAACCCTTTATTTATAAGAGTTCTTTGCCTTCCTAACTTCCATGAAGATATATTATGTAACTAGATCTGTATACGATATACAGATCTAGTTACATATAACATACATCTTTACTTACAATGCCTTCTTTAATAATGATTAGTCACTATGCGCTGGTAGATCGGGAGTCACCTTCTTTGACCGAAACAGATGAAATACAGCTGTAACAAGTGATGAAAACCAGATAATTAGCATAATGCCAGAAAGGATTGGAAGAGCTGTCCATTCAAAAACAGAACGTCCTATGACTGTTTGTATACTAATCAACAGAATAGAAATAGTCCAAGCTAAACTCCCAACATGGATTAGCCATTCCGGATGCCTTTTCTTAATATGAGCCTTCTCGGATAGCCATCCTAACAACGGCAATGCCTGCAAAGCATGGAAACCAAGACCATGAAGGACAATTAGATTTCCTGTTCCCCCTATATATCGACTTTGGAGAACGCTCATCCATAATCCAGCGGCAAAGGCAAACATGATGGATAAAAACGCATACCGGATGCCTAGTACTACAAGTGGACGTTCATTCGTCTGTCTTTTTCGATAAAAAGAGATAGCAAGCAGCACAACTACAATCATAATCAATAGTGAATCAAGCGCGAATAAATTACCAGCAATTGATTCGACTGTGTTAGAAGCAACTCTTGAAAATCGAGGATTAATCCCTCGAAAGTGCTGAATTGTTTCGATCGCATAGGCATAGAGTATGGCAGGTATAAAAAACCAACGAATAGCAGCACGTTTGCGTGAACTTAGACCCGATAGTGGTAAAATGGCTGCTATGGACAAAAGAAACAATGCCAGTGCTACATCAAAGGAAAATGCACGTTCTAAGTTTCCTTCTGGCAAAACCACATTCCCAAATATATAAGCATAAAGAGCAATTCCAATTGCAAGCACAAATCCAAGCAAACTAATCATTACAAGTAGCTTTTCTCCTCTAAATAGCTTCAATTCAGGATTACCATCACAATAGTGATTACGCTTAATAGTTTACTTTTCATATAAACCTCCCTATGTCGATTACTTCCTAATTATTGTAAATGGTATATAACGTAAAAGTAAGCGTTCATAGACCTAAAACATAGTAAGACTTAAGCTGTAATTTAATTGCATGTACAGCATTAAATAACAAAAAAATTTCCGATAACGAGAATTATGTTAACTAAAAATGAATAGGGTATACATTTAAAAAAACAGAAAAACCTACTGACCATGGGGACTGACCCCATGCACAGTAGGTTTTTCTGTTACAAAATGAGATGTCATAGAGCGATGCTATATCGCATCGTAAGTAGTTTGCTCAATAAAGTATCAATTATTCTATATTACAACATAAGAACAGAGAGGTTGGAGTGGGACCTCTCTGTTTTTCAACATAGCTAAATTTTGGTGAATTTATGGAGATTTCCTATTATATATATGTATTGGTCTAAAAACTTGTTACTATCCCCTTAAAATAAGTATTTTTCTTTGATGAAAAACGCATGGTCTTCCTCATGCGTTTCGAATTGCATCTTCTTCATTAAGCCTAATTAAATAGAGACAAAGCACTCAAAATAGATTATATAATACACTATTTAGGGAAATACCCAAGACAATAGGAGGCGATAAAATGAGTGAAGAATTTTACAGAAAAGAAATTGCTTATGGTCCACAGCCATGGCGACAATATGGTTCTTTTTCTGATGATATAGGCCCATGTCGAGAAGGGTCCACAACTTGCATTGGTGATATAAGGTATTATTGTAGAAATGGTCGTTGGAGACCTACCTCCCAGTATTGTCAGAGTGATAATACACCAACATGGCCACCATATGGTTCTTTTTCTGATGATATAGGTCCATGTCGAGAAGGGTCCACAACTTGCATTGGTGATATAAGGTATTATTGTAGAAATGGTCGTTGGAGACCTACCTCCCAATATTGTCAGAGTGATAATACACCAACATGGCCACCATATGGTTATGGTCTACAGCCATGGCCACAAATATGGTTCTTTTCCTGATGATATAGGCCCATGTCAACAAGAAGGGTCCACAACTTGTATTGGTGATATGAGGTATTATTGCAGAAATGGTCGTTGGAAACCTACCTCCCAATATTGCCCGAGTGATATATATCCCCGTGGGTATTAGTTATAAAAAGACTGCATTTCAAATGCAATCTTTTTATGACTACTTAAGTTAGGGGTACCACCAACATTTCGCATTTGGTCTCAACGACTGGAAATTTACGATTCGTAACCCATTAAATCTCTCTACCGAATTCGGATTTCATTTCTTTACTAAAAGGTAGAAAAGTATAAGGGATAGCATCAAGATTCCGTATTTATCTGAACAATGAATAAATCAAGAGTATTTAAAGCAGTCTAGAAAAAATCGAGTGGGAATTTACTTTAAATACTTGATATCTTAACTCAGTAAACGATGTATTTAACATATTCAAAGTAATTGCAATGAGGGCTACACAAACATATATCGGTAATGTCATGTTTAGCGCTAATCATGCGGAAATATTTATCTCCTATTTCATTCATGTCCACTCGACACGAAGGGTCTTGGTATGCAACAAAATATGTGATCCCCTGATATATTAGTATAACAAGTAGCACAACAAAAAGGATCTTCGATTTAAGGATCGTTTTTCAATGCCGATAACAATCATTATGGTAACAAAAAAAGGTTGGGCGTCTAAAAGACGCCCAACCTTTTAAAAATGGGTGCCCAAAGGATGCTAAACCTCTTTCGTGTCCGATAATAAGGATTATGTAAACTAAGTATGAATATGATATATACATACATTATATAAATTGATAGGCATGTACCAGAAGTAAGTATAATATAAAGACACATTTTTAATAGATTGTACACTTTGTCCCTATCTCTATTCTATTAGTATTCATATTCTAGCAAAAAAGGAGTGATATTATGAGAAAAAGAAGAAATAATAGTCGGAGTATGCCCTGGTACCCAGAATCAGTAGTAAATGGTGGACAGAGTATGCCCAATAATTTTGTTAATCCAGGAGGAAATAATACACAGTGTGAGTGCATATCATCAGGGTTTAGAGCTCTTGGAACTGCCATCCAGCCAGTGGCTGCAAATGTCCCTTTAAGAGTTTTATATCCAGGTGTAGAGTTTGATTTAAATAATGAATATCAAATTCCAGCTACATTTGTCCCAAACCAACGTGGCATGTACTCTATTACTGCGAGTGTAGCATTTAATCCTAATAACTTAAATGTAACTAGCGCTCTTACTCTGCAAATTTTTGTAAACAACGTTCTAAGAGCTACAGATAACGAGAGTTTTGTACCCGGAATAGGAACTTCAGACTTAGCAGTGACTACTATTGTTGAATTACAGGCTGGGGATAGAGTGGAAGTTTTCTTCCAATCTTCTGGTGCTGGTCGAATATTTCCGTCAAGTCCTTTTGCCAGTATGGCAACGCATTTTGAAGCAGGTAGGCTTCCATCTTAACAATAACCTTCCTAATTTTAGGGGATAAGAGAGATGCTTCGGTATCCCTCTTTTTTATGGGCAATTTTTTGTATAAAGAAGAATCAACAATCAAGAAGATAAGGGGAAAAATCTTCAATGGCTTTTTACGTACGATAATCGGTTTTATGTGAAATAAAGCTGTCTATGGTATACAATGAACTTCTACATAAAGGCTAGATAAGGAAAAATAAAAAGATTATCTAACTACATCAAGGGAGGAGTTAGTGTGATTTTCAAAGACTTCGGGGAATTTAGAGACGTATTATTTACAAAGAGAGATGCAGGAAAAGTGACTTGTAGCGTGAGGGAACGGACTCACCATAGTTCTTTGGATGATATAAATCATTTTGTTAAGCAACTGGGATATCAAGGATTGGGAAATGATTGGGATTCAGTAGATGAGCAAATGGCAAGAAGGATTATTACCTATATCTTATCAATGGATTTAGCCTATGATAGTGATCTGGATTCTACACCTATAGCTGGGGAGCTTTGTGATTATTTTATAAGTTTGCTTTCTTCTCAAGCAGAATATTATACGAATGCTCATTTTGACGAAGACTCAGGTCATTTTAGACTCGAAGAATGGAGTTCTATCTCATCATCTACGTTTGATACGGGGGTTATTATCATAGATCACAATAAAATGGGGATACTGTGGGTTGAAGACGAAGATTAATATGACTTACTTTCTTAGTTTCTATATTATTTGTCGTGATAGTAAAAAAGGGAAAAGGCCACTAAATGAACGGATGACATTTGTTTAGTGTCTTTTTAATTTTCTGAGCAAAAATTAAATGAAAAATATGTTTGGATTGGTATAATAAAGTAGAGTAGGAAATTTGACGGAGTTACTCCTCAGTAGGAGAAGGTAAGGCGTGTTAAGTTTGATGAGGGGGAAGAGTTTTGATGATTGATATCATCAACGTTAGAAAGAAAAGTAAGAATGCTCTAGGATTCTTGAATAGGTTGGAGAAAATGGCTCTAGGACATAGAATTAAAAATCAAAATGATAAGTTCATCTTTGGAAAGTATATTAAAAGCAATCTTTCTACTGAAGAAGTAAAAGTTATGATTACGGAAATTGAACTAAACCAAAATAAATGGACTGAATACTTAAAGCTGCTATTCAGTTTTGGAGTAGCTTTTATAACAGTAATTTGTTCTTTTTTTGCAGTGTTAAGTATTGCACAGTACAATTTTGATCTTCAACTTGCTCTGAAATCAGCTGAGCAGGGAGGGGGATTTCAATTAATAGGTATTCACAAATTTTATAATACACTTAAGGATATGTGGTTAATTCTAAGTTTTATCATAATAGGAATTTCATATATAAGTTTTATTTTACTACCTAAAAGAAGAATACTATTTTTATCTATCCTAAAGTCTATAGAAAAATAAGTTCTACCAGCTCACTGGAGGACACTGAATGAGTGCAAAAAGCATTTGTTTGGTGTCCTCTTTTTATTTTATAAAGGAGGAAATCAGATTGAAAGTCAAAGTGACAGTAAAGCAATGCAAAGGCTGTCCGTGGTTAAAACAAAATCTATGTATGTTTCAACGTTGTGTGAGAAGATATGGATTTGTTGCAGACAAGAAGGAGGAGAAGTAATGAATCAACTATCCTTTACCTTACCAAAAATTGATCGTGAGAAGACTCGTAAAGCGGTAGAGGGAATTCTGGAAAAGTATCGATTATACTTACTGCAGGTACCAGAGACAAAGCTTCCAAAGGTTACAGCAACATACTCTTTGGTTCCTCCACACTTTGGAAATGAGTATCATTCTTCTACAGAGGAGGCTGTTATCAAGAGAGTTGATTATGAGAGGGAACGAGATGCTTTTTTAAAACGAGTTCAGCAGGCAGTTAATCGCTTATCTTTTAAGGAACGGCAGATTATTATAGAACGCTATATGGGCTTTGAAGAGAAGTATGATTATGAGGTTTATAACGAATTAGGTATGAGCGAGCGTGGATATTATCGGGTGAAGGGAAGAGCCTTTTATAAGTTGGCTTTTATTTTAAATTTAGAAACATCTATACTATAGAAAGCTAACTTGAGAACTTGGCCTATAATGTAGATTTAATTCCCAAGCTAGTAATTTTATATATCAAAATTGAAATCTATATTTTCTAAAGGGATATTGTCAGAATCTTTATGCTCCTGATATATTACATTTGAATTATAATAATATCCTTTGAACAGATATAATTTATAGTTTAGCCAACTATTTAATAAGTGAACTAAATTATAATCCATTTCTTGCATACTAGGTCGTTCTTTATCTTTATAAGTCCACTTATGTTTTACGCCATGGCGACTTAAAAGGCCAGAGCCCTCTTCAGTGTTCATAAAATGCTTGTAGTTGTTTACTTTCTCTTTATATTCATTTACCTTCTTACGCAAAGATTGTAATACATCCTGTTTCACTTCAGGGTGAGCTTGAGATTTAGGGGAAATACGTTCCATATCATAGACAATATTCTCTAGAATCTTATTCATATTTATCAAAAATAATAGGATTTGTTCATTAGCCAGATAGTATAAAATAAGATTAGCACACAAAATGGTATCTTTAGATGCTAGTTCCATAAAGTCCTGGTAAGGGTTAGAAACTAGATGTTCTGGATAATCAACCTCTATCTTTGAAAAAGGGTTAGATAACTGCTCATATTCTACTAATTCAAAGTGCTCGTTCTTTTTGGGGGAATATCTTTCTATAAAATTCCCTCTAGAATCTGTCTTAAATGCTACCTCTTGATACGAAATATCATAATTACCATGTAATCGTATTATACTGTTTAAGCATTTTAGTATAGCCAGCAATTTATAGTAGGCTATTTTAGGATCAGTAATAGAGTTAGTATGTATTGATGTGAAATAATGTAATTCGGTTTCGGAATCCGTATATTCGGTAATGATACTTGCATGAGAAGAAAACTTTTTACGGGTGAAGCTTATATTATTAGTATGTACAGGGATACACCACATATTCATTCCTCCTATTTTAAAAAGTATATCATATCAAGAAATAATTAGAGTAGTGTTGACAGAAAAGAGACAGAATACTGACAAAACATTCATACTTTATCATGTTAATATGTTATTAGCTTATAAAATATAGTAAAGTACTTCTCATTAGGAGGAGTGCTTCTTTCTTTGTGCCTGATATGTGAAATACTCGTTATGTAGTTGGAGTAAGATTTCTAGTTGATGAGTAATTTTTCGAGTTTTAAGTGAATAATAGCCGAAACGTTTCGTATAGCGTTCATATTTAAGATGTGTCTGGGTGAGGAATAGTTGGAGTTGTTCTAAATTATTCATATGACATCTCCTACAGGAGAATTATATCAATTTATCTCTGTTTTATTTGTTGAAAACGTGTAAAAAGTCATATTTTCCTGCTGAAGGGAACAATTTAAATATCTTTATAGGTTTTTGGATAAAGAGGGGTAAATATCATGAATTAAAAAGAATTTCTATTTCCCAATTTGTTATAGAACTTAGAATCATCTGAGTATCTTTTATTTTGCCATCCTTTTTTAAGTCTCCTTAATGAGAATAAATATCTATCTAAAGGGAAACACTAAACTAAAAACATAAACGGAGGAGTTTATGAAGCAGCCTGATTTCGATTTAGGACAGGGATGGTGGTACCCTGCAATTCTTGGTTCAGTTTTATTTTTAATCGTGTTGTTTATGCCGAAAGTAAGAATAAATTGGAAGGAAATTTATATAACTTTCGGGATAATTGGTTATATTGTCTGGATGATTGACACAACGATAGCTGTTCCATTTGACATATTTGATATAAATCATCCTAAAAAAACCGGATTATCTGAGATTGTACTTTATGGTGTCATCCCCTCATGTTTATCCATCATTTATTTAAATTTATATAAAAGGGAAAAGAAGTGGACTTTGGTTACGTTCTTTGTCATTATATCCTTTATCCTTGAATGGTTAACAAGTAAAGTGGGAGTAATGAAAGGAGCATGGCAGATATGGTGGTCAATACCTATTTTTGGGGTTGTCTATGCTTTTTTCTTACCATGGCATCTAAAGTTTATACGAAAAAAGTGGAATTGACTCGGAATATTGGGAGATTTAAATTATTATAAAGCAATTAGTGTGACGAGGTAGTAAAAGTTTCTTATGTATTTTATTTTTGCTAATTATTATGCATGTGTTGAATTTTTTCAACATAGGATATTGTATAAAAGAAAAGGTTACTTTAACATGCCAGTGTCAAAGCAACCTTCAAATAATTATTATTACAGGTATCCTATAAGATGTAAGATGAAATCGAGAACACTTACTATGACACTTACAATGTAGAGGGGAATTTCTTTGTACTTCATTAAACTCCTCCTTTCTAGGAGGGAGATTAAAGGGAGTTAGGGCCTCCCTTTAATTAATTTATATGTTTTTCAATTGTAGAATATGCGTATATTTGAATATAACCAGCATCCTTTGCAGGATGCTTCTTTTGGTTTAAGTATTCATTTTTTAATTCCCACAGGATATGTAATTGTTGACCAACCTTTTGAGTCTTAATTGAAAAAAGACCATAGTGGTGAATACAACGTTCATACTTAAACATTGTTTGATCCAAAAATAACTGAAGTTGCTCTAACTCGTTCATATGTCACCTCCTTATTGGAAAGTATACCTGTCTATCAACCTAGTTTAAGTTAAAATTATGTAAATAGACCTTTTTATCCCTTATAATAAAAGAGGGAGGTGAGAAAGTTGACTAATAAACAACAGGTTAATATATCTAAATTCGATGCTCTAAACAGATTAAGTAGCTATAGTGAAGACGTCGAAAAAATATATGAGGATATTCGGAAATTAGATTTAATTAACGATAAAGAAAAAAGAAAGATTATATTAAACGAAATAAAAGAGAAATACAGAAGTATTAAAGAGAATCTAAAAGCCGAGTGGAATCAGTTAGAAAAATATGAAACTGTCGGGGTAGTGTCGAAATTTTATTTACCAGCACTACGAGATATGCTACATAATTCAACATTACTTCCAGTAAATCAAGTAGCTTTTAAGAATATAGATAAACTGCAACATTCTTTATACGATATTAAAGACTATGCGGAGTATTGGATTAATCAATTAGAGCAATACAAAATCTAAAGCATCCTTTTTGGGGTGCTTTTCTATATGAAATTAAATTCAAATCATCTTATATCCAATATAACGGATATAGGTAAGGAAGGCGAAAATTATGAAGAAATTAGAATATATGATTCCTTATTTGATTTTAGGTACAGTTGGGGTTTTGAATTTAATCATTCTTTATGCAATTATGGAATCATTCCAGGTAGATATCAAAGGGTTTTTTACAGCATTTATAGGTTTCTTTGGTTCAATCATTGGGGGATTACTTACACTCATTGGCGTTCAGATGACTTTAAAGCATAAGGACAGAGAAGCATTTCTAGACAAGTTTGCTGAAAGGCATTTGTTTATCAATAGTATTTATAATGAACTTAAGCCGTATATAAACTATTCTACAATATATAGATTTGCAATTATGGATCAAGAGGCTAAATGTTCTGCGATGAAACAAAAAGTCCAGGAGTTTATGAAAGTTATATCTGAAAATAAATCTAATCTTTATAAATTTATGGATTATGAGGATCTGGAGCTCGTAGACATCTACGAAAAGTTTTTAGAAGGGAGTCTTCGCAAACAAGACTTTGATGAGGAGACTGCGGATGCCTGTTATAAAAATATGCAAAATATAATAGAGTGCGTGAGGAAGAGTAAGGAAAAGTTAGAAATAAAATATCGCAGTTATAAAAAAAGAGCAATCTAAAAGGTTGTTCTTTTTTAGTAAGCTTATTGATTGGAGGTAGGGATGATGTGATGTCTAAACTAACCCATAAACAACAGGCATTTGCTGATTTATATATAAAAACGGCAAATGCTACAACTTCATACAAGAATTCCGGCTACAGCGTGAAAAGTGATAAGGCAGCTGCTGTGGAGGGAAGTAAATTACTTAGAAATCCTAAGGTTAAAGCTTATATTGAAGAAAGAATGGCTCAGAAGAGTGCTCAACGAGTAGCCAAACAAGATGAAATCCTTTCTTTTCTTACACAAGTCATGCGCGGAGAACTTACCGAACAAGTTCCAATTGGAGTAGGGGAAGGAATGCAGGAGTTAGAAGACAAAAATCCTTCTCTCAAGGACCGTGTAAAAGCCGCTGAACTCCTCGGTAAACGGTATGCTATGTGGACAGAGAAGAAAGAAATTGAAGGGAATATGGGGGTTACCATTGTTGATGATGTAGGTGATGATCTTGAACACGATTAAAATTAGCGACATCATTACTCCTCACTTTCAATCCTTCTGGAAAGCCTCCAACAGTCGAAAGTACCTCAAACATGTGTTAAAAGGTGGACGTGGTTCCGCTAAGTCTACTCACATTACGCTCAAACTCATTCGGGATATGATGAAGTATCCGGTCAGTACTTTATGTGTTCGTAAGGTTGCCCGAACCTTAGAGGAATCGGTATTTGAACAGTTAAAAGAAGCCATCGACATTTTAGGTGTGGAGGCGTATTGGCATGTCAATAAGTCACCGCTTAAACTAACCTACTTACCACGGGGAAACAGTATTATTTTTCGTGGAGCGGATGACCCTGCTAAGATTAAATCTATTAAGATTAGTAAGTATCCAGTTGCCTTTCTATGGATAGAAGAGTTAGCCGAATTTAAAACAGAGGATGAAGTATCGACCATCGAAAACTCGGTCTTACGTGCCGAATTACCCGATGGTCTTTTTTATGCCTTCTATTACTCGTACAACCCACCAAAACGCAAGCAATCATGGGTGAACAAGAAATACGAGTCTGCTTTTGTACCTAAGAACACATTTGTTCATCATTCTTCTTATTTACAGAATCCTTTTATCTCCAAGGCTTTCATTGAGGAAGCGGAAGAGACGAAGAAGAAACAACCGCTCAAATATCGATGGGAATACCTCGGGGAAGCTATCGGAAGTGGTGTGGTTCCGTTTGATAATCTTACGTTCCGAACCATTACAGATGAAGAGCTTAAGAGATTCGATAACATTCGACAAGGGATTGACTGGGGATATGGGAATGACCCGTTTGCTTTTGTTCAGTGGCATTATGATAAGGCTCGAAGAAGAATTTATGCGATGGATGAAATCTATGGTGTGAAGCTTTCCAATCGAAACGTAGCAACCATGATGAAGAAGCAGAAGTTTGATAACGGATGGACGATTGCTGATAGTGCCGAGCCAAAATCCATTGATGAAATGAGGTATGAACATGGTATTCGCAAAATCAAAGGAGCGAAGAAGGGACCAGGTTCTATTGAGTATGGAGAGAAGTGGCTAGATGACTTAGAGGAGATTGTAATTGACCCAAATCGTACACCAAACATTGCGAAAGAGTTTGAAGACATTGACTATGCCACAGATCAAGACGGAAATCCAAAACCGCAACTTGAGGATAAAAATAACCACAGTATCGATGCGACTCGTTATGCTTTTGAAAATGATATGAAAGACCATAAACCAAAACGAGATAAGAATATCCGTAAGAAACTCGGAATCTAAAGGAGGGAGACGATGAATTTTGAAATAGGTGGAGCGGTCCGAATGAGAGGACGAAGATTTCATGAGAATGCGAACGAAATATATCGTTTACCGTCTTTTGATTACTTGTCCGAGGATGCTCTAAAGAAGTTTATTGAAAAGCATGAAACGGAGCAAGTTCCGCGGTTGAAGAAACTAAAAGACTACTTTCTGAATCATACAAACATTAAATATCGAAATGATAGAGCGGATGAAGAACGAGCGGACTATCGGATGAGTCACAATTTTGCTCGTTATATTAGCATTCTCATTCAAGGTTATATTTTAGGAAAGCCCATTACGTATAACCATGAAAATGAAAACTTGTTGACTGCTCTAAATGAATTCAATGATCGCAACAAAGAACAATCACATAACAGTAATTTAGAACTTAATCTTTCTATCTATGGCCGAGCTTTTGAGCTAGTGTACATGAATCAACAGAGTGAAGAATGTGTGGCCATCGTTGACCCGATTCAAGCGTTCCTTATCTATGACACAACCGTTGAAGGAAATGTTGTAGCAGGGGCGCGCTATTTTAATGTCCAGATTGGGGAAGATGTAGATCGGTTTATTGAAGTATACGACGACCAGAAAATTTATAAGTACCAATCAGGAGAGAACTTAGAGAACATGAGACTTATAGGAGAGCAACAACATTATTTTGAGGGTATTCCGCTTATCGAATACTGGAACAATGATGACCGTATTGGTGATTTTGAAACGGTGCTCGACCAGATTGATGGGTATGATGTTTCGCAGTCCGATACATTAAACGGAATGGAGGACTTTGCCGATTCTTATTTAGTATTAGCGGGTCAACCGAATACCGAATCTGAAGATATTCAAGAAATGAAAAAGAGTCGAGTGATTGTGCTTGATGACCCTACGAACGAGGGTGTACAACCAAATGCTTTTTATCTTACTAAGACCTACGATGTAGCAGGAGAGGAAGCATTCAAAAACCGAACCGTCAATGACATTCATAAGTTCTCGTTTACACCCGATTTATCAGATGAAGAGTTCAGCTCCAATGTAAGTGGAGAGGCAATGAAATATAAGCTGTTCATTCTCGATCAGTTACGTTCTACGAAAGAGCGATTGTTTAAAGAGGCTCTCATGGTACGCTTACGTTTAGTTGCTCAAATGTGGAAGATTAAGCGTAAGGACGCCAATATTGAGGACTTAGAGATTGTCTTCACACCAAACCTTCCAACGAATACAAGTGAGCTCGTGCAAACCGCTAAAGACGTAACAGGCATTGTAAGTGAAGAAACACAACTCTCTATTCTTCCATTTGTAGAAGACGTCCAAGCGGAAATGGACCGTAAGAAAGCGGAAAGTCGGGAGCAACAAGAGATGTATGAACAACAACCCCTCTTTAAACAAGGTGTTATGAATGGCTAAGGGTTCATTAAAGATCGTAAAAGTAGATAGTACAACTGGAAATCGATTAGCAGGAGCTCAATTTGAATTACGTAACCAAGGCAATAGGGTAATTCAAAAAGGATCTACAAATGATAAGGGTATTTTGCTCTTTCAAGGTTTAGTTGTTGGAGAATACTTGCTTGTCGAGGTTCAAGCTCCAAAGGAATATGAACAAAATAAGAGCAAGTATTCCATAGTTATCAAGGCAAACGAAATAACTGAAATCAAAATTGAAAATACATTATCTCCAAACGCTCAGCATTCTTTATACGAGCGGTTATTACTTGTGTTTGTAGCCTTATGGGCAGTAGAAGTAGATACGCAGCTAGAAGTCGGAGACATTTTAAATTACCTATCTGACAAGATTCAAAGACATGTCGAATCTCAAGTTCTGCGTTTAGGTGAGGATAATCAATTATCTCTTAACAGGGCCAAACAAAAACCTTCCCAAAAAGAGATACAGCGCTTGAAGAAGCAAATTAAACGTAGACGAAAGCAGTCTAGGAAAGAACATGCCTCAGGGAGAGATAATTCAAATCAAGACCAACAATTAGAGAACCTAGAGCGGCAGTTTCCTGAAACGTATTTAGATGTTCTCATAAATGAAATTGAATTGGACATGATTGATAGCTTTCATGAGCAAGAAAACTTAATAGAGGAATATTTGGAAAATATCGTAGAGGAAGTATTTGACCAGATTAGTGGAGAACTAGATGTATCCACTTCTTATACCGAGGAAGAAATCCATGACATAGTAGATGCCGAATGGTCAGGTGCTCACTTCTCCGATACACTCTGGAAAAATAAAGAACAGCTTATGTTTAATCTAAAACGTATTATCACTCAAGGTTTAATCCGTGGGGATGGAATTGAGGAGATGACAAAGGCTTTGCAAAAAGAAATGAACGTTGCAAAGTATGCTTCGGAGCGTGTAATTCGAACGGAGACGGCTTATGTTATGAATCAATCTACCTTAAGAGCTTATAAGAAAAGTGGATTTAAACAGTATGAGTTTACCGCTCACATTGATGAACGAACATCCGACAAATGTAAGAAGAAAGATGGAAAGGTTTATAAGATTGAGGAAGCAAAAGTAGGCGTTAACGTTCCACCTCTACATCCCAATTGTCGTTCTGCTATTTTACCTGTTATCTATTGACCTAAGCATGTCGTTAAAAGGCTCAGAAAAAGCGTATAGGGACAATTTTAACCAAGAGAGGATAAATACCTCTCTTTTGTTGTTTATAGGCTTAAATCAAGCGTATGAGGAACGAAAGAAGGTGGTTAGAATCTAATGGTCATTGTGTCTATGGGCAAGGAGGAATGGAGAATGAAAATACCTTATAACGTAATGGAAAAGTCACCATTAGAGCAATTAAGACTCGATATTCAGTTCTTTGCTCAAGGTGGTGAACCTTCATCAAATAATCCAAAACAAAACCCTCCCGCTGATCCACCAAATGACGAGTCTATTTCCTTTAAGAATCAAAGTGAATTAGATTCTTTTGTTGATAAGCGAATTGCAAAAGCTTTAGAAACTGCCAAAGGAAAGTGGGAGAAAGATTTTGCGACTAAGCTAGAAGAAGAAAAGAAAGAAGCAGAGCGTTTAGCAAAGTTATCCGCTACAGAACGCAAGGAGGCAGAGTATAAAAAGCGTGAGGAAGAGTTAAATAACCGCTTGAAAGAGATTGAAACACGTGAATTAAAAGCAGAAACGATCAAAGAGTTAAACGAGAAGAAACTACCTGCTTCTTTTGCAGACTTTTTGATGTCCGACACAGCAGAAAATACATTGGAGAACATTAAAGTCTTTAAAAAATCTTTTGATGAAGCAGTAGAACAAGTGGTAAATGAACGTTTGAAAGGAGAACCACCTCAAACAGGAACGGGGAATGTTGCTAAAACATCAACTGCTCCAGATTTCAGCATTTTAGCACAGAAAAATAGAATCGTAGGAAAATAGGAGGTTTTAACATGGAAAGTCCATATCAAGTAAACGGAAAACCATTACTGAAACTTAATATTCAATTCTTTGCAGACCCAACCTTTAATCCTGATAATGTGTTACTTCAAGATGCTCCAACGGGAAAGATTCCAACAGAGCAAGGAACGGGCATTGTCGAAGAGGTAATGAGGAACTCAGCTATTATGCAATTAGCAAAATATGAACCGATGTCCAAGCCTGTAAAAGAGTTCCAATATCTAGCAGGTGGACTAGGAGCTTATTGGGTGAATGAGGCTGAGGTTATTAAAACATCTAAACCACAATGGTTAACCGCTCGAATGGAGTCTAAGAAACTAGGGGTTATTATTCCTGTATCAAAAGAGTTTTTGCGTTATAGTGTGTCTGGTTTCTTTAATGAAATCAAACCTCATATTGCAGAAGCATTTTATACAAAATTTGACCATGCAACACTGTTTGGAACAGAGTCTCCCTTTTTGCAAAACATTTTAGGCTCAGCAACTTCTGCTGGGAATGCAGTATCAGAAGTAGAAACGGAGTCTTTATATAAACAATTAAACGGACTTCTCGGTTTAGTAGAAGATAACGAGCTAGATCCAAATGGTTTTGCTACAACTCGTTCTTTACGCCAGAAGTTACGTGGAGAAATGGACAGCTCTGGACGACCTATTTTTAATGAACCAACGCAAGGAGCAACTCAAACCGTCTTAGGACAACCAATTGCTTATGTGAATGGAAAATCCTTTGATAAATCGAAAGTTTCTCTGTTCACAGCGGATTGGGATTATGCACGTTATGGCATTCTGCAAAACATCGAATATGCCATTTCCCAAGAAGCAACGTTAACGTCTGTCATTGGGGAAAACAACCAACCTATCAATCTCTTTGAGCGAGATATGTTTGCGTTACGAGCTACGATGCAAGTTGGATTTATGATTCTAAAAGATGAAGCCTTTGCTACGTTAACCCCCCCGGTACCGGAACAAGCTTAGTTCATCATCTAGTCTTATAGGAGGTAAAGTGCATGAAAATTGAGAAGGACGGAAAGGAATTAGAAGTTACGGAACGTCAATATAAAATTTTTTATAAACCATTAGGGTTTAAGAAAAAATCAGCACGAAAGCGAACGACAAAGAGTGGTGAGTAAAAATGGCTCTATTAGATGCGGTTAAAGTCTACTTAGGAATTGAGGATAAGCTCCAAGATGCATTGCTATCCACTATCATTCAAGATCAATCTGTAAGAGTGCAACAATATATTGGAGAGGATAATGTGCCTTCTGAACTCTCATGGATTGTAAAAGAATTATCTGTTATTCGTTTTAATCGAATTGGCTCAGAAGGTACATCTTCGGATAGTGAGGAAGGGAGAAGTGCTTCTTATATTGAAGACCCGTTTCAGTCCTTTATCCCGCATTTAGACCGTTACTTAGAAAAACAACAAAGGCCAGTTAGTAAAGGAAAGGCTAAGTTCCTATGAGATATGATAAGCGAGCTGTTTTATACCGAATTGAGCAAAAAGAAACCCCTTTAGGAGTAAAAGAAAAAATGACTCCTTATCCTGTAGCTTGCAATGCTCAAATCCTCTCGGTTGAAGAACAGACTGCAATCTATGGAGCGGTTTCTCAACATAGAGTAAAGCTTCATATGAAAGGAAAAGTGAGGGAGGTTGAGAAAGTAGAATTTGAGGGGGAAATATATGAGATAACTTTGACCAAACACTTTCGGCACTCTACGATTTTATATTTAGAAAGGATGACTCCACATGGCTAGAGGGATTCACATTAAGGTCAAAGGAGACAAGGAATTAATTCGTAAGCTTGGCCAGATGAGTAGGAAAGCCAATATAGAAACCAAGGTACTAGTTCATAAACATACCTATGCAATGGAGAGGTATGCTAAGCAACATGTAGCGGTGGATAAAGGACATTTAAGGAGGGATATTAGAAGTCGGTTCGCTGAGGATGGTTTTACAGGATTTACGTTTACCATGCTGGATTATGCTCGTTATGTGGAATTTGGAACCAGACCTCATATGATACGAGCAAAGAAGGCTAAGGTATTAACCGATGGAAAGCGATTTTTTGGAAAAGAAGTACATCATCCAGGGACACGACCACAACCTTTCTTATTTCCTGCCTTTCTAAGTGTAAAAGTAGAATTTATCCGTGATTTAGAGAAGATGGTAAGGAGATTAGATTCATGAGTGATATTGGTACAGAGGAGCTACAAATAGCAATCTATAATCAGTTAAAAGCTCAAGGGTTAAATGTGTACTCAACCGTATTACCAAAGGAATATTCGTTTCCTATGGTCAAAATGGAAGAAGAGTACCTCACCGATCAATCTACGAAGAATAAAATCCATTGGGAAATCTACCATGTTCTCCATATCTTTAGTCTAAGTAAAAGCAAAGAGGAGATTAATGAGTACAACCAAAAGGTGATACAAGCCTTGCGTGAGCCATTCGAATTGATGAATGGTTTTTATGTGTCTAAAAGTCGGTTAGATTACTTACAAACTTTACGAGAGGAAGATGCTTTTCATGGCGTTCTTCGCTTTACATTTACCATATCGAAAGGGTGAGAAATAAATGGCACTAGAATATCGTGGAGATGAAACACTATATGCCGTAAAGATTCCTAATGATACAGGCTCAACTTTAGTTCGGCCTTTCAACCAAACAGATGGGTCATCTTCTATGGAATCCGATGAAATTGAATTAAATACAAAGGACAAGAGCGGCTCAGATTATGGAAGTGTGACCGAGTCTTTGTCTCTTGAAGGAATTATCACAGAGGGAGATCCATTTCCTGATTACGTAAAGAAATCGATTCGTCAAAAGAAAATGATTGAGATTTATGAAATCAATACACGGACAAAGAAGGCAGAAAAGGGAATGTATATGATTTCTTCTTTTGAGAGAACTCATTCGAATGGGGAATTTTCAACGTACTCCTTAGAGGCTACATTAAATGGAACCATTACTGAAGAGGCACTAACTGAAATTCCCACAGGAGCAGGCGAGGCTGTTACTACTTAATAGAGGCAATAAAAATTTATTTTATATGGATTAAATCTTCCTATTTTACAAATATTTCAATTAATCTCTAAAACTAGAAGGCTATTTATGATAAACTCAAAGTTATTAAGATAGACAGAAAGTAGGTAAAGAGAAATGGAACTTCCAGTATTCAGATATAATCCGAATGCCTTAGAACTAGAGTTTATTGAAAAAGAAGAAACGTTATGCCCTGTTTGTGAAAAGGAGAGGGAGTATACGTATACAGGACATTTTTATTCCGTAGAAGATGTGGAAGGAATCTGCCCATGGTGTATAGCAGATGGTTCAGCGGCTAAAAAGTATGATGGCGAATTTCAGGATGAAGGATGTTGTGAAGACGTAGAAGAAGAGAGACTCGTGGAAGAGCTCATTTACCGTACCCCAGGTTACACTGGATGGCAGCAAGAACGTTGGCTTGCACATTGTGGAGATTTTTGCGCTTTTATCGGTTATGGAAGGTGGCCTGAAATTGAGCCCTTGCAGGAAGAACTACAAAAAGATTTACAAGGTATCATGAGTGATTATCGATTAAACAATGTAGACGAACTTAAGAAGTTGTTAAGTAAAAGAAGCGCTGAGGGATATCTCTTTCAATGTTTAAAATGTGGAAAACATCGTTTTTGCATGGATATGTGGTAATTTTACTAAAGAGAACATTCTCTATCCTAATCTATTATAAAAAAGGGTAGAAGAAAGGTGGAAAACAAATTGATAGGGAAACTTCTTGCTTTATCTTTTACCCTTTTTACTTTAGTGGGATGCGATAATGAGGAAACAAATGATATCTACTTAATACCTGAAGGTTATGAAGGATATATTTATGCTTTTTATAACGTAAAGGGAGCACCAAAGGTTGAAAAGGAAGGTGAGTATGAAGTGCATGATATAAATAATAAAGGGTATTTTGTTACTTCTACGCCAGATATGGATTATGGAACAGTAACGGATAGGTATTATTACGTAGATGAAGATGGGAATCGCACGAAAATTAATAAAGAATGTGTGAGAGTTGGAGGAATAAGTGGATTCGAAGATGACACCGATCCAACTAATAAAATCGACATCATTTCTACGTATGCTGAAGTGATAAAAGAAGGGTGTAGCCAAAGTTTTGTGTCATCTGGTGAAGGCATACATGAGGACAATTCGGACGCTATTCTTGGAGAAGTAATTGAAACATATTATAAATCCGAATTAAGAAGAATGAATTAAATAAGAGAAACGTAAAAGATAAAGGGCCAATAGGTCCTTTTTATTTTGCAAAAATGTAAAAAGGAGATAGATAATATGCCACGTTTTGAAATCAAAGGAAAAGAACATGAACTGAAGTTGAACTTCGAATCTATGAATTATTTAAACAGCAACTTCCAAGGTGGAACGATGGAACTTATTGGACGAGCATTAATCGGAGATTTAGACACATTCATTAAACTCGTTCATGCGGGCCTCTTTCATACAGGGGAAAGCTACAGGCTCAAAGATGTCAAAGCGGAAGTTGAACAAGCCATTATGAATGAGGAATTAGATAATGCTCAAATCATTACGATGGCCCATGCAATCTTAGAAAATAGTTTTTTCTACAAGAAGACCGTGGAGAACTTTCTCAAAGCGGACGAAAATACGAAGAAACTCCTCGACCTGTTATCCAAGTAGAGGATTATGTAAAAGATGGCTGGCGTTATTTAGATTTAAAACCTTGGGAAGTCTATAGGTTAACACATAAAGAGTTTCTCATACTTATGGATGTTCAAGTACAAAAAAACTATGACTATCAAGAACAAATGGCTTATGAAACTCTTATGATGCGAGCAGCTTATCATGCAAAGAAACTCAAAAAAGAGGATTTATTTAAACGTCCGAGTGACGATAAAGCAACCGAACAAACAATGGAACAAGCGAAGAAACAAATGAAGCGTCAGCAGCAATGGTTGGCGCAGTTTTCGTTTGAGAAAGGGGGAGCATAAATGTTAGGGAGTATGACGGTCCAAATTGGAGCAGATATTTCAAAGCTGACTCGTAAATTAGCTCAAGGGAGCACTCAAGTTGCGGCTTTTGCCCGTTCTGCCCGTCAAGCAGGCTCAACCCTTTCCAACAGTTTTCAGCAAGCTGAAAGTCGAGTGTCTCGTTTAACACAACGTACTCAGTACTATGCATCTGAACTGTCTCGAACTTTTTTGAATGCCGGTCGATATGTACAACGGTTTGGGGATGAAGTGTATCACACAGATCAAGACATAGATAGCTTACATGGATCAATGCAACGGTTAAGTCACGAAGTAAGCGATACTTCCCGAACCTTTCGAAATACCAGTTCATCGTTATCACAATTGAGGGGTGAGATAACCAATACAGAAAGAAACACTCGCCGTCTAGGAAGCAGTATGAGCGGATTAGGGAGTTTAATAGGGAGAGTGTCAAGGTCTAGTTCTAGTCTTGGCACTTTATCTGCTTATTTAGAAAGAGCAACAGAAGAAGGGCAAGGATTAATGAGGGTACTGCTTTCACTCTCCCCAGCACTCGTTCCAATTGGAGCGGTGGCTACAACAAGTGTGATGGGATTAGCTTCTTCTTTTGTAGCAGCAGGGGTAGGAGCGGCTGGCTTTGCTGCAATAGCCATTCCTAACCTATCTAGTATCTTTGATGCTCAAGCGCAAATTAATAAAGCACAGAAAAAATATGATGAAGCCGTGACAAGTGAGGATAAAGCTGAGGCTTTGAAGGAATTACGTGCTATCTATGGAGGACTAAACCGGGATCAATTAAAAGCTGTAAAGTCTCTTCAAGAATTCAAATCTTTTTATAGTAGTTTTGCTAAAGATTTTCAAAAGCCAGTACTTCAAGCATTTACAAAGAGTCTAACAATTGTTCGTTCTTTATTAGAGAAGCTGCAACCGGCTATCCAAGGAGCCGCACAAGGTATATTAACCTTACTCGATGCTTTTGACCGTTCTTTAAAGACAAAAGATTTACAGAACTTCTTTCAATTTTTGAAACAAAATGCAGGCAACTCGTTAGTAGCATGGGGGAAAGCATTTGGGAACATATTGAGGGGATTACTAAATCTCATGGTAGCTTTCTCGCCAGTAGTCAATGATATGCAGAATGGATTAGTAAGGTTGACTCAACGATTTGTAGAATGGTCTTCAAGATTACAAGACTCTAAGGGATTCCAGCAGTTCATTGAATACTCAAAACAGAACCTCCCAGCGGTAAAGCAATTATTTGTGGGACTTATCGAGTTATTTGTGAATTTTGTCAAAGTGTTAGCGCCGATTGGAGCGGTGGTGCTAGACCTTATCAATGTGTTTATTAAATTGACTAATCAATTTCTTACAACAAATCCGGTCATGGCTCAAGTAGCTATCGTAGCATCCCAAATTGGAACAGCTTTTCTACTCTTAGCACCTATTATTGTTAAAATTATTTCATCAGTAACGACCCTTGTAGGATGGTTAAAGCCATTGATTACAGGAGTTACGCAATCAAGCAGCGTGCTTACAGCATTACGTACAGCTTTTTCTGTATTAACAGGACCAATTGGACTTGTCATTACGGCCATTACCACATTCATCTCTGTATTGGTGACGTTGTATCACAAAAACGAGGAATTTAGAACAAAGGTAAACCGTATTTGGCAAGCTATCCGAGAAGTAATTACGCAAGTCATTCAGGCAGTGAGTCAGTACGTCATACAAGTGACGGATCGTTTAAAAGCTTTTTGGGACAGAAACCAGAATGATTTTATGAAAATCACCGATAAAGCATGGAACATGATAGGTAAGATTGTAAATACAGCGATGGACTTAATAATATCCATTTTCAAATTTGTCTATCCTGTTCTTGAAAAGATTGTCCAAGGAACTTGGAATTCTATAAAAGGAATAATTAACGGAGCAACCAAGGCTATTATGGGGATTATCGATATTTTCAGCGGATTATTGACAGGGAACTTCTCAAAAATGTGGAAAGGAGTTATGAATCTCTTTTCAGGAGCGATTCAGTTCATTTGGAACCTTTGGACTCTATCATTTTACGGCAGAATCATAAAAGTAGCAGGACTCTTAGTCAATGGGCTTAAAAGTACGATTCTTTCCGGTCTAAATTACTTGAAAACAAGCTTCAGTACGTTTGTTTCAAATGTATGGGGTGTAGTGTCAGGCGGATTCCGTAATATCTCTACTATCATAGGAAATACCATGAACACTATCCGTAGTATTGTAAGTTCGATTTTGTCATCCATTAGGCAAGTCTTCTCCACAGGCTTATCAGGTATCGCTAATTTAACAAGAAGTGTCTTTAGTGGCATTTGGAATGCGGTAAAGTCTATAGTTTCTGGTATTGCGAGTAGTGCCACAAGTGCTTTTTACGGCATGAAATCGGGAATTCAGGAAGCAATTGGTGGTCTAGGTTCTCTCATCTCCGGGACATTCAGGGCTATCATTAATTATTTGAAAGGGATAAATTTACGATCTATTGGTCGTAACATTTTAAATGGACTCGTCAATGGTTTCTGGGATAAGGTCAATTATCTAACTCGTTCCGTGACTAGTATTGCAAACTGGGTGAAGGATGCATTTTATCGCTTGTTTGATATTCATTCACCTTCGCGTTGGATGAGGGATGAGATTGGGGGAAATATGATTCTTGGTTGGATGAGAGGAATTGAGCAAATGAAAGGTCGAGTGCTTACCACTTCTCAAAAGATGGGAGAATGGATGAAACCAGATATTCCTCATGTTCAATTAGGATACGATATACCTTCTGTTGGGAAGCTTCACACAGCTCATACAGAAAAGAAATTACTGCAACTGTCTGCCGATTCTATGGCTGCTCCTCAAATTCATGTTCAAGTTCGGAATGAAGCCGATATGGAAGTGATTCGTACTCATGTTGAAACAGAAGGAGCTCGTGACGGATTAGTTCGAACAATCTTTGAAGGGAGGTAAGAGAAGATGGATGTAAGAGTAGAAAAACAAGATGGGACAGGAATAAATTTAGAAGACATAGGAATTATTGTGCAGGATGTAGACATCTCTTCTATTGAAGTTATGGGTTATAGCGAAAATATACAGGGAAGACCAGGAACTGTGGATATGGGAGCAGACTATGGAACTCGGACGATTCGGGTTCCTTTTATTATGCAGTCGAAAGATTGGAAGAACTATCCCATCTTACGAGATAAGTTGTTTGCTATTCTCACTTCTCTTGAGCCGTTTTACCTTATTGAGCGAAGAAGGGAAATCTACCAAACAGGAGAGAATGTAACGTTAACCGATAAACGGTATCTTGTTCGCTGTTTTCAAAAGTTTAACTTTGATCAACAGTTTCTATATGGCTTTACAGAGTTGATTTTTGAAACCATTCAGCTTCCTTTTGCTGAATCGCCAAAGAAAACGATGAACTTATCTGTAGAAGAAATAGGAGAAGAAGCAGTCTATACACATAACACAGCCGAGTTCCAAATTTATAATGATGGAAACGTAAGATTAGATCCTCGTTATTGTGAAATCGATATTAAGATTCAGGCCGCGTGTGACTCTTTTCTCGAATTAACCAATCAAACGACAGGCGATACATGGCGTTATGAGGGAGCTTTGACTACAAACGATCTGGTTCATTTAACGGGTGTAACATACAAGAAGAATAGCTTAAACATCTTTAGAAACACAAACCGAAGATTAATTACCTTATTGCCTGGGTGGAATGAGTTTATGGTCACAGGCGCTTCTTCCATCCAAGAGATCACCTTTGATTTTCGGTTTTATTATGCGTAGGTGATAACTATGTATGTAGAAGATTTAGAAGGAAATCAATATTTTGCTCAAGGGGAAGTAACGCGAACGAGACGAGTTAATGGAGAGAAGGAACTTTCTTTAACTTTTGTAGAAAGTGAGCAAAATCAAGAATGGTTTCATGCGCTAGATCATCATTGGAAGGTTGGATTTGATGAAGAAGAATATGTAGTCATCATTCCTAAAGTTCAATCTAAAGGGAGTAGGGCCGTAAAAAGTGTACAAGCTATTCATCGCTTTTTTATTGATATGAGGGATGAGTGGGTCTATGAAACACATAGTGGCTCTATGACTTTAGCAGCACGTTTAAATATGGTGTTTCAAGGGAGCGGTTATACATTTCAAATTATTGATTCTTTTTATGCCCAAGACTTAGAAAACTTCGGGGATTCTTCTCGTTTAAATTTGTTTCAAAAAACGCTAGAAGCTTACGGTGCGGAGTTTGAAGTAAGGGAGAAAGTTATTTATCTTCGAAAGCAAATTGGACGCGACACAGACTTTCAATATCGTCACAAGTTTAACCTAAAAGACATTAATGTAGAGACGAATGCAACGGACTTTGCGACTTATATTGAAGGGTTTGGAGCAGATGGGTTACGAGCAACTTACACTTCACCATTAGCTGAAATTTATGGGATTAAACATGCACCCCCTGTACGTGATGAACGCTACACCATTCATAATTCTCTATATAATCGATTGAAACAAGAAGTCGATAATTCACTACAACTTTCTATTAATCTAGATGTATCCTCTTTGCGACAGCAAGGTCTAGAAGAACCAATTCAAGAAGGTGACCGTATCTTTGTTATTGATGAGCGATTGAACCTTGATATAGAAGAAAGGATTGTAGAAATAAGAGAAACCTTCAATGCAAAGGAACAGCTAGTTGGGGAGCAAGTCACACTTTCTAATCAGGGAATCCGACAAACATATCAAGTCCAACTAAATGACACAGTAAGACAGGTAAAGAGGTTAATGACTGGACGTACACAGCTTCCTTATAATGCTCTAGATCAAGGTGTTCAGTTAGCAACCAAAGCTCTAAAAAGCGCTCAAACGGAACTCACCTTTGATAATGGCATTCTAGCGGTGGAAGAGAGTAATCCTAATCACCTTGTCACGTTTAACAGTGCCGGGTTAGGTGTATCAGATGATGGAGGAGCGACTTTTAAAGAGGCCATCACGTATGAAGGTATCAATACTAATCTCCTAACAGCGGGTCAAATTGACGTTAATAACGTTAAGATTGTTGGAACAGACCGATACTTCTTTTGGGATAATGAAGGGCTTGTTGCTATTAATGCTGGGAATCCAAATAGTCGTCTTTTACTAGCAGATGAAGGATTAAAGATTTCTGCTGATGGCGGTCAAACTTATAGTACAGCCATTACAGGAGAAGGGGTAAAGGCAGAAGCCATTCAAGCGGGAAAAATTGAGGGAGTAACGATTGCTTCTGATTCCACTATTGATGTAGCGACAGATTTGAAAGTTGGATACAACGTATTTTTAGGAGATGGAAACCCTTTTAAACCGGATATTGAACGAACTATACATTTCAATGATGAAGTGAAAATAGGAGTGATCCCCGAGCAAAGTCAAGTCTTCGGACAAAACCGTTTATATTTAGAATCCCAGGCCATTGAAACTCGTACCGATACTATTTACATTGGATTACCTCCAGAAAATCAGGGCGGTGGAGAAGTAGCCTTACTTGACATTGACAGTGAGTATGATTTGGCGAATATTAGTGTCACGGAAAAAGTGATGGTTAATTTTCGCGGGAAAGTGACCTTTAAGGAAACAGAATTCTCCGATAATGTTTATTTTGGATTTGGTGATGTAGAATTCTCCAAGTATTCAACTTTAACTTTTAATACTTCACCTGTTTTTAATAAGAATATAAAAGATTTTAGAATTGGTGGAAGTTCCTCTTATATCTGGTTCACAGAAGATAATGAGCCCACTTCTAATATACCTGAAACGGGAAAATGCGGGTTCGGAATGTATTCAAATGCTCCGTATGGTGTAAATGTAGGAGGTGTAGGTGTGAATTTTCGAATGAGAAGGAGGAATACACCAACGAGTGTCACATTAACAACCGAAGCGATTACAGGGATTACAACTGATCCTGCTTTTACAACTCACCTTACAAGAGACGGTTTCTTTCTTTACTTTAAATCAGCAGACAACACGCCATCCTATAAACAATGGAGGGGGACTTATACGGTAAGTTAGGAGGGGAAAAGATGAGTACTGCTATAAGGAAATATGAAGATCATTCCTTTGAAGTTCATTGTCCGTGTGGAAAAGTCTATCATTTTGCCTTACCAAAAGATTACCAATTAACATATTCAAAGATGTTTGGAGAATATGAAAACCTAAAAATTAGCCATGAAGGGTGTCCTCATATTATCTTCATTAACTGCAACTTTCCTTTAGATGTTGATATTGACTCCTTTGAAGAATATCAAAAACCAGAAGCCCAAGCTTTATTAGATTTCCTACATGATATGAAAGGAAGGGAGGAAACTACTCTTGAGTAA